CAGAGTGGCAGGTCGGAGACGATGGCCCCGCCGATGATGCTGCCGGTCTCGATGCCCGGATCCGCGGGCGTGTCCGCGCTGGGCTTGCCCTTGATGGCTTCGAGGGTGACCGTCTCCACGCCGGTGTCTGAGTTCAGCGAGTACCGGGCCACGATGAGATCGCGTCGTTTTTGCCCTTGCGAGCCGGATTGGATGTTCACGTCGGTCGGTGCGGCGATGTAGATCTGCCGGCCCTCGACCACGAGGTCCCATGCGGGGATGGTAATGTTGTTCGCATCCTTCGCCGTCGGTTTTTCCGTCCAATTCCGGGTTTTCAAAATGTATCCGCTTCGGCCGAGCATGGCGGCGTGCATGAGCGCGTCATGCTTCGATTCCACGTGCGGATCGTCGCCGCCGTGCGAGCCGGTTACGAGCAGGTTGGGTGCCATAATCACTTGCCTTCCGCGTTGAGGAGCTTGTTGAGCCAGAGGTCATAATCCTTGTCCTGGTTTTCGGCCAACTGTAGGTACTGCTGGTAGTCGGATTCGCAAAACAGGATCTTCCTCTGGTTGCCGTTGCGGTCGACGCGCGTGACCTCGTGCCAGTCGGGGCTGGCCGTCGCGTTGGGCAACACGTATTCTTTGTTGACACACGAAGGCCGATCACAGGAGTAGAGGGTGATGTTGGGCTGTTTCGGCATGATGCTGCTCCTTTAGTCTTGTTCGTCGGGCCAACTGTATTGGCCGGCTTCGTATTGGATGGTTGGTGTGCCGTCGGCGAGTTTGACGGTGATGCGCACGATGGGACTGTCCACGCTGACACCGGTCAGCGCATCGTAGGCGCGCACATGGTCGTCGATATGCAGGCCAAGATTCTCGGGGATCGTCAAATCGACAGTGCCCTGTTTCCACATGTCCTTGAGCTTGTCCCTGGTCTGGTCGGACAATTCGATGCCTTCGGAGGATGTGAGCTCGTAGGTCTGAGCTATCTCCCGGTCGCCGGTCAGGGTCTGGGTCTGGGAGATGTTGCCGGACGCATCCGCATACCAGTCGCTGCGCGCCCTGTTGCGCAGCTGGCCTTTGCCCAAGCCCGTGAGGTGGTTGACTTGGGTCCAGATGCGTTTCGCCTCGAAACTGATGCGCTGGTCGCTGTCCGCGTCGCCGTACGTGTCAGCGGCGACCGCGCGAATCCGGCAGCGTCCAGCGGCGTAGGTCAGGTCGAGTCTGGCTCCCTGCGCGGCAAGCATCATGCGCAGCCCGTCCCACGCGGTAATGTACCGGCGGAACGAATAGTTGCTGAGGGTGATGCCGCTCGCTTCCGATGACGCTTCGAACACCGTGGACAGTCCGATCCGGCTGATTATCGTGCGGATGATGCTGTTGGCGTCGCCGGAGACCGTGAGCCGGTCGGTGCCGGGGTCGGGTTGGATGATCTTGCCTGCGAGCAAGCCGTGCCATGTGCGGCCGGTGAGCGTATACAGGGCATGCCCGTCATCCACGGTGATACGCACCGCGTCGACGCGGCCTCCGAACTCGGTGCCTTCCGCCCCGATGTAGCAGCCGTCGGAGAGCAGCAGTCCGGGGGTGGAGTGAGTGAGCTCGAAATCATTCTGCTCGTCACCATACTGCATGTCGAGTGCGGGGGAGACGAGTTCGCCCTGCGGCACGTGAGCGGTGTTGGTCCAGATCAGGTCCATGGCAGTCCCGTCTGCTCCAACCAGTACTCCACGTCGAACCCGAACGATTCGTCCCATGAGAGCCGCTGCAGTCCCGGCGGGAGGGTGGCGAACGCGTATTCGTTGGAGGCCTGGTCGCGATGCGTTTTGTCGAACACGTTGGTGATGTCGCCGTTGGCGGCGACCATCACGGCCGTGCGGGGTGAGCCGGTGCCGTCGATGATGAGGTAGCCGCCGGATGGGACGCTCACGTCGGCTATCACCTTGTTGCCGCCGATGATGATGCTCGGCGTAGAGACCGGCCCGTAAATGGTGAGCCTCATGCGCGAGGGCAGGGCGGATTGGTTGTCGATGCTGCTGACGTTGCGTGTCGGCGCGTAATCGTAGCGATAGTCGTAGGGGTAGTCCTTGCCCCTGTTGTAGCGGGCCGTTGACCGGCTGAAGCTCTGCTTGACCGGTTTGTGCCACACCCCGTCAAGCAACGCGACCGTGAAATCGCCGCGCACGAGCGCGGGTGACGTGTAGTCGGGTTCGTGGCCGACCACGAGGCAGGTCTGCGACCATCCGTCCACTGTAATGACGCCAGGTTTCGCAGCATCGTCGAGGTAGGCGTACATATCCGCGTCGAACAGTTCCTCGGCCTTTTCGAGCGCCGGGATACCGTAGACGAGCCCGGTGACCTTGACGGTCTTCGCGGGCCGCGTGGCCCGCAATGACCGGTAGCCGAGCTCGAACTCCCATGCGCGGGTGCGCAGCTCCGTGATCTGGCCGCACATGATTCCCTCCGGGTCGGCGAGATCAATCACGGTTCCGGCGCGGTTTGACGTGTAGGTGAGCGTGTGCATCATGTGCGCAAAACCTCCTTGGTGAGCCGTTGGAAGTCACGTCTGCTGAGTTGCGGGGCATACGCGCTGATGATGGGGCCGATCTGCTCGCGGAAGGCGCGTATCTCCTCGATGACGCCGCTCACGTCGACCTCCCGGCCGGAGAACGATTCCTTGGGTATCTGCCGGCGGTTCATGGCCGCGTATGTGTCGGCGCCATAATATGCGACGGATTTCACGTTGGACACGAATTCGCCGCTCTTGACTCGCGCGTTCGCCAACGTGATGTTGTCGCCGCCAGTGATGCTCGCCTTGCCTGGCAGGAGGCCCTCGATGACACGGCCGCCAGTGGCGTAGCCGCGCATCGAAACCCCGTAACCGGCGAACAGGCCACCGGTCTTGCTGGTGGGGATGTTGCCGGTCGCGCCCTTCGGACGATAACCGCTGGACGAATACGTGCCGCCGGAATCATCAACATAACTGCCATGAATCGTGAAATACTTGTCCGCGATTTGCCGATTGTCTAGGTCTTGGATCACTCCGATGGCCTGATCGTCGTTTGCATAGATGTAGCCGGTTTTCTTATCGATGGTCCAGCCGTTCGCTTCGGCCACCTTGGCCAGCATGCCGCTGTTGTCCCCCTGCAGCAACCCGGTTTTCGGGTCGATGGTGGCACCTGCGGCGATGGCCATCGCATAGTCGAACTGGGTCTTGTCCAGATCGAGTTTGCCGGTTTTCGGGTCGATGGTGGCACCGGTGGCTTCCGCGATCTTCTGCATCAGGTCGGTGTTGTCGCCGCTGATGCGCACGGTCTTGTCATCGATTTTCTCGGCCTTCAACTTCACGTCATCGAGCGCCTTGCTGGCATCATCGGTGATCTTGATTTTCAGATCGATGCCCTTGGCGGCGGTATTGCTCAGCCTCTCGATGCCCTGACGCAGCACATCCGCCTGACTGCGGGCCAGCCCGTATCGGTTGGCTTGGTCTTCGGCCGCGTCGGCGCTCATGCCGGCGGCGGTCGCGTTGTCGATGTACGCCTGACGTGCCCGTTCGAGGATATCGCCCGCCTGCTGGGTAGCGGCAGCGGCGTCGTCGTTGGCCTGACCTTCCTTGATGATCTTCTGCGCCGTGCTCTGCGCGGTGGACGCAAGCCCCTGCAGAGCGGACTGGCTGTCATACGCTTGGGACTCATAGCCCGCCAGAGCGTTGCCGTTGTCATCGAGCACTCGGCCGTTCTTCGCGATGTTCTCGTTAAGGTCGAGGATGCCCTGATTGAATTGGGTGACGGCCTGATCCGCGGACAACTGCACCCCCGGCAGGCTGAGGAAGTCTTTCACCAGATCGTCAATGGCGTCGGAGAGGTCTTCGGTGCTTGTGGTGGCGTTGTCTGCACCGTCGGCGTAGTTGTTGACGCCTTCGGCGGCCGCGTCTCCGCTGGCCTTCGCCTTGGCAACTTCCGTGTTGGTTTTGCTGACCTGTTCCTTGGCTTTGCTGACCTGATTGGAAAGCTTGTCGTAACTGTCCCGAATACTGTCTGTCTCCATGATGGACATGTTGTTTTCGGCGTTTTTCAGCTGTTCGTTGAACAGTTTTTGCGCTTCCTTGGATCCGTTGACGGCCTTTGCGAACGTGCTGTATTCGATGCCGGCTTTGTCGAGTGCTTCTCCAAGAGAGCCTAAGCCGGTGGCGAACTTGTCTCCGAAGTCCCATGTTTTGTCCTCGCCGCTGGCGATTTTCTTAATGAGTGTTTCGACGGCATTCCCGGACTGGTCGATTGCGCTGGAGAATTCTTTGATGTTGGCTTTAGCGTCCTGTGCGGATTGGGCGAAGCCTACCAGCAGCGCGCCTGCGACTGTCAGCGCGATCCCCCATGGTCCGCCTAAGGCGGCGAACAGCCCGCTGCCGATGCTTTTCATGCCGTTCATCGCGGTCTGGCCTCGTGTCAGTCCGTTGGTAAGTGTGCCGGCGTTGGTTGATGTGCCAAGCATGGAGGTGCCAAGTTGGATGATGCCTTCCTTGAGCAGTGGTATGGCGGTGATGCCTCGCTGGAACGGGTCGAGCATCAGGCCGAAGTTCCGTGCCGTCTGGGAGCTGCTGGCGTTCAATGGTCCCATGGCGGAGTGCAGGGCGGTGAAACCTCCGACCAGGGCGGTGAGCAGCACGATGGACTGCTGCACTGGCGCTGGCAGCGAGGAAAAACCATCAACCAGCGTGTCGAGCGTCTGCACGAGCGAGCGCAGCGGCCCCTGACCTCCCTCGCCCAAAGAAATCATGAGGGATTCGAACGAGCCACTCAGATTTTCAAGGTCGCCTTTGAGGTTGTTGTTTTTTGCTGCGGCCTGTTCGGCTGCGAATCCGGATTCGCTGACGGCTTTCGTCCAGTCGTCGATGCCTTCCGCGCCCTGCTCGTAGAGCACGTTCGCGGCTCGGATGGCGTCGGTGCCGAAGATCGTGGCCAACGCCTGATTACGCTGCTCCTGGGACAGTCCGCTCAGCTTGTCCTTGAGCACGCCCGCCAAGCCGCTCAGGCCGATGAAGTTACCTTGCGCGTCGTAGGCGTTGATGCCGAGTTCCTTCATGAGGTTCGTGGCCTTCGTGCTCGGGTTGGCGAGGCTGATGAGCATGGTCTTCAGCGATGTGCCGGCATCCGAGCCGATCATGCCGCTGTCGGCGAATGCGGCGAGCGTGCCGGTGGTCTCCTGCATGCTGATGCCGAACGAATGGGACACCATGCCGGCCTGATTCAACGCGAGGCCGAGGTCATGGGCGGAGCCCACGGCCTTGCCTGCGCCGGCTGCCAGCGCGTCGGCCACCTGGGAGGATTGAGCACCCGTCAAATTGAACTGCTTGAGGGTGGTGGCCATGAGTTCGGCGGCGTCGCCGACGGCCATGCCGTCGGACGCGGCGAGATTCAACGCGCCGCTCAAACCGCCGGAGAGAATATCCGACGTGCTGAGGCCGGCTTTTCCGAGTTCGTTGATGGCGTCGGCGGATTCGGTGGCCGAGTATATGGTGTCGGCTCCGGCGTCGATGGCAGCCTGACGAAGCTGATTCATCTCGTCGGCGCTGGCTCCGGTGTTGGCCTGCACCGTTGACATGCTGGCGTCGAAATCCGCTGCCATCTTGATGGCAGCCACGCCCAGTGCGGTGGCGGCGACACCGGCCGCCGCTATGCCGGTGGTGATGAGCTTCGATTTGCCTCCGGCGGCTTCCATGGTGGTCGCGGTCTTCTGGCTTTCGCCGGACACCTTGGCCATGCCGGCGGTGAAATTGCTGGTGTCCGCGAGCAGGCGGACGATGATGTTGCGGTTCAGGCCACCGGCCATGGCATATCCTCCTGTCGGATCATCGTGGGTTGATGCCCACGGTCAGTGAGTCAAGTTTCGTGGCGGATTCCGTGGAATGGTCCTTGCGGTATTCTTCGAGTCCGATGCGGCGCATCAGGTCGATCTGGCAGACGCCGACATCGCTCGCGTATTTGGTGGGGGCTAGCTCGTCGTGGCATATGCTGACGGGCATACCGCAGCGCGGGCACAGCGTGCGCTCGTATTCGTCGAGCGCGAGCATCCATTCGCGTTCGGTCGCATCCCATTCGGTTTCCGGCGTGTAGCCTGTGATGCGCTTATGCCCGTCCCTTTCCACTCGATACGACGGTTCCCAGCCGAGCCACCGTTTGTAGCTGATGCCGAGCTTCTGGCAGATTCGCAGTTCCCTTACCGTCTGCGGATTATCCGCGAGGCTGATTCGAGTGCGTCTTTTGGGTCGATGAGCTTCGCATTCAGATCACGGATCGCGTACCAGACCGGGCTAATCTGCCCGTCGGACAGTTCGGTCATGACGTTGGCCAGCTCATCCACCGGGGTTTCCGGCATGGTCTTCCTGACCATGAGTTTGATGGCGTCGGCGCAGATGTCCTCGATGCGCTGCTTCGGCATGCCGTTCTCGGTGACGGTGTTCGCCTCGAGCACCTGACGCCACTGGGAGAGCGGCAGCGCCTCCAAGGTGATGCGGACGGTGTCGTCCTTCACCTCGCCGCGCAGCCTGTCGATCTGTTCGGCGATGCGTTTGGCGGCGGCGTTGCCGCCCTCGGTCACATGCTGCGCCATGGCGCGCTCCAAGTCGGCTCCCAATGCGGCGACCTGTTCGGCCTTCTCCTGATCCAATATGAGGTCGACGTCCACGCGCTTGCGCTTCACTTCCAAAGCCATGATTATTCCTTTCTGCAAATCTGAAAACCTTTCTGCGAGAGAAGAGAGAATGACCGTGCGGGGCCAGAAAGGCTTAGAGCCCCCGCACGGAAGAACTGTCAGGCTGCGGTCAGCACGGCGGTCTCGGACTCCCAGCCGGGAGCCTGGGCGAACAACGGGATCTGGCTGCGGATCATGGTGTTCGCATCCGGGTTGATGACCTTCTTCTCGCCGCACTTCACGCTCACGACGGTGAGCTTCTGACCGGAGGCCAATGGCGCGTCGGTGGCCATGCCGCGACGACGCACGATATAGCCGGAGGCACCCTCGTGCATGAGTGTGACGGCCTCGTTCTGGGCCTCGTGCTCCGTGTTCGTGTTGTCGATGACCTCGAGGCTGATGTCGCCGGCGCTCTTGCGGCCGGGGGCCCCGAAGTCCTGCACGGTGTTCTCGCGCTGGTCGGATACGGTGTCCTGCGACGGGTCGAAGCTCCAGCCGCCGAGCATGACGTAGTTCGAGATGTCGGTGCCGGCTTCCAGCTCGACCATGGTGGGGGCCTTGATGTCCTTGATCATCGGCACCCATAGTGTGGTGATGTTGCCCTCGGCGCTGGTGCCGGGAATCTCTGTACCCAGTTTCATGGTCACGATGTGCTCCTTAAAACAAAAAGCCGTCCCGTATGGGATGGCGTTGAAGACTTTTGGTAAATGATTGGTTGATTATGGTCGACTCCACGTGAAGCGGAACCTCAAGACGCGCACCTGGTAGCGGCGCGCGGTGTCATCGGCGGTCAATCCGGCCGCATACGCGCCGGAATCCTCGTACAGGGTGAGCTGGCCGACCGTGTAGCCCGGCGGCCGGGTGGGGGAGCGGTTCGCCAACGCGGGAATCAGCATGTCGTCACACCAGATGTTCACGCTGTCGACGGTGGTGCTGACGGCGCGAACCTCCAGGAGCGCGGAGTGGGCGGCGAACCGCATCGACTCCGTGGACAGGTGACGGTCGGTGGAGACGCGCGCGATGATCCACGGCGGCATCTCCGACTCCAACGGCTCCTCCTGCCGGTAGACCTTCACGCCGGACGGCATGGAGGGCAGCAGGTCGAGCACCGCATTGGTCAGGTCCATGACGCTCATAATCCGATGGCTCCTATCAGCATGTCGTCGGCCGCGTCGCCCACGTATTCGGCGAGCGTGGGAAGCTCCTGTTCGGCGAACTGGTAGAACCAGTGGGTTCCGCCACCTTTCGCGGTGCCGAAGAACGCGATGTTGGCCAGATCGGAAGCTCCGCCGTCGCGCGGGCTCACGTCCGCGTAGATGGTGGTGCCGGTGCTGCCCAGCTCGTAGCCGATGCCGATACGGCTGATCGCGTGGTTCGATGATGTCTGCAGGTCGGAGATGATGCCTTCCTTGACGTTCTGCGCACCTTTTTTCACCGCCTGCGCGACCTTGGCCGAAGCCATGGCATGCGCGGCGGCGACCCTACGGCCGAACGCGGTCAGCTCCGAAGCGTCGATTGTCACGTCACTCATTGCTGTTGCCCACCTCCTTCACGTTCCACCGGCATGCGGTCGCATGCGACTTCTCGGACTGCATGTTCAACAACCGGAGCTTCCTGCCCCTGAGGTTCGGGTCATTGGCTTCGGTTATCTCGCACACGTCGCCCGGCAACAATCCCGTGGTGCCGTAGGGGAAGTGCATGTACATGCTCCACACGGGGGTGACAGCGCCGAGGGCTTCGACGATGCCGCCCTCCGTGTTCTCGGCGGCCAAGCCGCCGGAGGTCTGCACCTTGCAACGGCCCTCATACACGGTCTTCGCAGCCGGTTCCACCAGTCCCGTTTCGGGGTCGGTGGCCGGTTTGCCCATGCGCGTGACGCGGCATTGGTCGGTCATCAACGATTCGGCGAGCTGTCGGCCTCGATTGAGGATGTGCTGCACGTTCATCGGAACACCCCTATGGCGACGCCACGCAAACCGAACCTGTTGCGGAGAGCACGTTTCGTACCCTCCGGCAGTTCGAGCGCGTCGATGATCTCGGAGTCGCCCTGACGGTAGCCGATCTGCACGTCATCGATTCGCGCGTACGATTCGTCGCGGTGAGCGCCGGGGCCGCCGTTCGACTGCTGGACGAGTCCGGCTGAGACCATGCTGCACACGAGGCGCACGATGTCCGGAGGAACCGGATCGTAGCCGGCGAGCATGGTGACGGCGACGGAACGGGGAACCATGTTCGGCAGGCTCCACAGGCTTTCCCTGTACAGGGCGTTGCCGAGCAGCTTCCAATCCCCGGTCTCCTCACCGTCCACGAGCACGCGGTTCACGGAAATCACGGGGCGCATGGGCAGGTCGAGCCTGCGTGAGGTCTCGCCGGGGATGGTCACCGTGTATTCGCCGCGTGTGATGGGGCAGCCTGCGGCGTCGCGCACCGCGGCGGAAACCGATTCGAGCAGCTTGTCCGCGAGCTTTTCGTCCGCGTATTCGATGCCGTAGGAATCAAGGTCCTTGATCGTTGCCAGCGTGTCCATGAGTCACCCCCCTATGCGGTTATTCGGCTTCGCCCGCGTAGGGCATGGCCTCATAGCTGCCGGCCATCACTTGCCCACCTTGAAGTGTACGGTGGCCAGCGCTTCGGGGCGCACGACCTTCGCGCCGTACAGGTGCAGGCCCTTGACGATGTCGTCAAAGCCCTTCTCCTTGCGGGTGGCCTCGACCTTGGCGATCTGCTCCGCGAACGTGGTGGCCGCGTTGGTGCCAGCGATGATGACGTTGCCCTCATCGGTCTGAGCCGAGGAAGAGCCGCCCTTGGCTGCGGGAGCGTTGTTGGACTTGAGGATGGTCATGCCCGCGGCCTCGCCGACGACTCCGTTGAGCAGCGTGGAATGAGCGGACTCGGCGCCAGCGACGAAACGGGTGTCCTTGCGTAGCAGGCCATAGAAGTCCGGGTTGACGATGACCCAACGGCCCGCGTCTGGCACGTTCTGCTTATCCAATGCGGTGGCCAGATCCACGATGGTGTCGTACGCCTTGGTGGCGGTGGCGCCGGAAATCGGGTCGAGCGTGCTCTTCGCGCCTGCTGCCATCAGGCCGGCCAGGTACTGGTCGGTCAGGTCGCGCAGCTTGTAGGCTGCGTCCCGGGAATATGCGGCGGTCAGGTTGTTCATGGCCTGGCGCTTCTCCACGTCGTCGATTTCGAACGCGAAGTACTTGCTCTGGTTGATGACGAGTTCGCCGGCGTCCTTGTCGGTGGCCGGTTCGATGGTGATGTCGGTGTGGGCCGTGTAGTCGCCGATGCTGATGTGCGCGATGCCGGTGATGTGCACGGTGTCGCCGTAGTTGGCGATGTCGCCCTCGTAGTCGCGGTTCACGGCGGAACCGTAGACGAGGTTCTTCTGGAGTTCCAGCAGGATGTTGGCGCTCCAGAGTTCGGGAATGAAATTGGTGATGGCCATTTAAGGCCTCCTTCCGTTAGTTGGCTCCGAGCAGGTCCTTCAGTCGCCCGTCCTGTTGGGCTTTGACGATTTCTGCGGGGCTCATGGTTTTCAGGTCGTCTCGGGTGAGCTGACCCTGATGGCGGTCGCCGTCCCGTGTTCCGCTGGGCGGCGTGATGTTCGCACCCGAGGGTGCTTGCTCGGCTTTCCCGAGATAAGGTTTCTGTTCCAGCAGTTCGCCGATGGAGTCGGCGATGGCCTGCGTGTCCACGCTTCCGTCATCCGTGACGGTGAATTTGGACAGGTCGAGGTAGCGCAGGGCGTCGGCCGGGTCGGTGAGCTTGCCGCTGGCTGCGGCGCGGACTTCGGCCTTGAGGATGCGCTGGTTGGCGGCGGCAAGGGCCTCGTCCTTGACGGCCTGCTCCTTACGGGCTGCTTCGTATTCGGCTTCCTTGCCCTGCAGGGCGGCGATCTGCTTTTCGAGTTCGTCTACCTTGTCGGCCTTGGCGTAGGCTTCGTTCAGTTTCTTTTCGAGGTCGCGGTTGACTTTCCGCTGTCCTTCGAACTTCGACTGCCAATCCTCGCCGCCGGTGTTCTCCGGCTTCTTGGACTCGTTGTCGCCTGTCTGCTGGTTCTGGTTTGCGGGATCCATGTTCTTCCTTTCGATTCGCTGGATCATTGCTGGAAAATCTGGCCGCCGGACGTGAGCCATCGGCGGTATTCGCGTTCGCACTGTGCCGCGATTTCGGGGGTGAGGGGCATGCGCCCGTCGTTGGGGTTGCGCCCCTCCAATACGGCCTCGTAGCGGAGCTTCGCGGTCCGCACTCGCTTCTCGGCGGCGGTCAACAGTTCGACGCGCCCCTGCCGGTACGTGTTGTCGTGCAGCCACATGCTTTTGCGGATCTCGGGCACCTTGCCGCGCCAGTCGTTGTCCACGTAGTAGCCGTTGGCCTTCAACGCGGCGATGGTCTTCTCCCGGTCGCCTCCGGTCAGCGAGTAGATGCCGTCGATGGACAGGCGGCGTTTCATCCTCCGGCCGGACTGCTGAGCGTATTGCATGCTGGCCCACCCGTATCGGGTGGTGCCCTCGCTGGTGGTCAACGCCGTATAGCCTTTGCCCACCCTTTGCATGCCGCGTTTCGAGTTGACGACCTGGTAGATGTCCGCACCGTCTCGGATGGCCTGCGCGTAATTCGCTCCGAAGCGCTTGTCCTGCTCCTCACGGGAGAGACTTTTGAAACCCTCCATGGGGTCGCTGATCCACCCCTGTTGCTTGGCCATGCCCTGGCTGCAGGGCACGTGGCGGCCGTGGCAGTGCGGGTGGCGCAGGAACCCCTCGTTGAAGCGGAACCACTTGCCGGCCAACAGCATGCACCTGTCGCAGCAGGTGGCGGACTCGACGCGCACGTAGCCGACCTTGGGCCGGCTGGTGATGTCCAGTGACTCCGCCTGACGGGCGGTGTCCATGACCGCCAGAGAGGTAAGCATGACCAGCAGGTTGCGCCCGTACTCCAACGCCTCCAACGGCGAGCTGCCGGTGCGTATCGCGTGCAGGGCGGCGAACACGGGGGATTGGAAGTAGGATGCGATGTCGAGGCCGGACGGTGCCCAGCCCGCGAAGGCGTTCGGGTTGGCCAAAGCATGGGGAGTGACGTACACGCCCTGTTCGGCGAGCATCATGCCGCTCGCGTCGATGGCCGTCTCCGCCGACCTGGTTTGAATCGTGGAGAACAGGGCGAGGAAGTCGCGGCTTATCGACTTCCACGACGCCTGGATGTTATTGGCGTCGACCCTGTTCCATGTTCTGCGTGCGGCCCTGTCCGCCGCCAGCTCCAACGTCGCCAGCCGTTTCTGACTGTAGGCCAGCACCTGCGATTCGACCGCCATCAGCGCCTCCGATCTGCAGGGCACGGTTCAACGATTCGAGTTCGGGGTCGGCCATCTCGTCGGCGCGCATGCGCATGATGCGCTGCACCTCGTCCGAGCTTTGCCCCATCTGCTCCGCGACCCATTGGACCGGGAAGCCGAGCTGCTTGTACTTGAGCATCGCGTCCGCCATCAGGGTTTCGCTGCGATACTGCGGGGTGGCGAACTGCACCTTGGATTCGGCGATGATGTCCGCCTCATCCGCGTCGTTCTCGTAGCGCATGGCGATGCTGCAGATGTCGCGGATGGGGGATTTCAGGAAGCTGATGCGTTCGATGGTCTTGGATACGAGGCCGGCTTCGGCGACCTCGTATCCAGTGGCCGGAACCTCCGCGTTCGTCAGCAGGTAATGGCCGGGGGTGCGTGTTTCGGCGGCGATATGCTCCACCGCTTTTTCGATGACCGGGATGAACACGTTCAGGTTCGAGCTTGACCATTCGCCCAGGTTCACGTTGTCGCCGGTGAACTGGTAGATGCGCTCCAGCACCTGCTTGTCGAGTTCGATGGGCTTCTCGCCGACCTGCTGGCCCTCCTCGTTGTAGACGGGCTCGACGAGCGGGTCTCCGCCGAGGATGACTCGTGCCGGCAGTGAGGCGTAGTCCAACGCGTTCAGCAGGTAGGCCCATACGACGTTGACCGTGTCCTGCATCGATTCGACGTGCGCGATGTCGCTGATCGGCGCATTGTCCAATAGCATCTGGTTGCGGAACTCGCGCAGGGGAATCGTGTCCAGACCAGTGGGCTGAGGGTCATTCATCTTCCAGCCGTACACGTCGGGCGGCACGCGCTGGTCGGTCAGATCGAGCATCTTCTTGCGTTCCATGCTGACCGTCCAGCCGGGCAGCATGAGGGTGCCGTACTCCTTGTCGTCGCCCTGCTGGATGAGGAACCCGGCTGACGGCTGGCCGGTGCGCGCATCGTAGATGACTGCGGCGCTGTCCGGGTGCTCGAACGTGATGCGGGCCCTGCCGTCGACCTGCGTGACCAAGGCGAACGCGCGGCCCGTGGTGGTCATCATCAGCGCGGCTTCCTGCAGTCCGCGTTCAAAGTCGTTGCGATCGAGGCATTTCATGATGCCGGTGCCGAGCCGCACGTCATCATAAGGGACGAAACCCTTGAACTTGATGCGTTCCACTGGGGCCTGCGCCACGGGGAGGCACCAGTTGTCGGAGAAGTCGGAGAACCGGTCGCTCATGTAGCGTTTGAATTCCTTGGACGCAAACTTCAGCTTGCCGCGTTTGCCCAAGACGTAATCGGTGTGGGTGCCGATGCTGGGTCGACGGAACTGGATCTTATCGGCCAGTCGGTTCGCCAATGCGGACAGTTCCTGCTGGCTGTATTCCATCGTCACCTCCTGGTCGATGATCCGGTAAGCATGTAATTGTGTTTGCGAGCGCCCCAGCCGGCGGCTCGCGCGTCGCATGCGGCTTCGTGGGCGAGCACGCTGGTCACGGCGGCGTCTATCTTCCTGTTCTGCTGTGGTTTCGCCAATCCGTAGCGTTCCAAGGTCTTGGCGACCTTTCGCGCGTTCATCATGTGGGTGCGGGTGATAGGGCACCCGTCCTGTGTGATCCTGTGCGTGGTCAGGTCGGCCTCGAAGCGGCGAAGCGCCTCGTAGACGGCTCCGATGCGGGAGCTGCCCGACATGCTCCATGGCATGAATTTCTTCGGCCCGTAGGCGCGATCCCATGCCTCTATCTCCGACTCCCACGACAGTTCGTCGCGGAAGCCGGGATCGCAGTAGGCGCGTTCTATCTTGTAGCGGTCGTTGAGTTCCGCCCATGCTGCGGATACCTCGGCGCGGGGGATGCGCCCGCCCCACTGCTTCGGGTTCCAGATGGTCGCACGCTGGTCTGGCCCGTATCGGGGGGTGAATATCAGCCCGTCGAGGGTCTCCATCTTGATGCATGTCCAGTCGTCGTTCTCCGAACCGTCGAAGCCCGCGCACACGCGCGTGCCTTTTGGCGGGTTCGGCAACCAGAGTTCATGCGCCGGCATAGCAGCTCTCCCACAGTCCGTCTTCGAGCCATGCGCCGCCGCCCTGCACCAGACGGTTCCCGAAGAACCGTTCCGCCTGGGTCGGGTCGGTCTTCATCAGCGCCTTGGCCTCCGATTCGATGGAATTCAGATCGACCCACGGGGAGCCGCGATACACGTATTCGAGCATCTTCAAGCGTTCGGATTTCAGATTGAAGTCCAACGGCCGGCCGTCGCGGTGACGCAATGATTTCGCCAGATCGGGGTTCCGATAGAACACGAACACGTCGTCCTCGGCGTTCTCGAACACCTGCTGCGCGTAACTGTCCTCGCCCGGATCCCACGAGTTCGTCCACGCATGCGTGCGGCCGCCCATACCGGCGGCTCCTCGACGCTGCGTGGTGGCGACCGCTATCATGCCGTTCGATTTCGTGTACAGGCCGGCCTCGTCCTGTTCGGCGTCCGTGATCGGATTGCCCAGACGGGATTTCGCCGAGGCGGTCACCACGTCGATGCGATCCAAGTCCAAGGCGTCGGCCTCGCCCTCGCGCCCCGGCTGCAAAATACGTATGAAGGTGTCCCTCACGCGCATGAGCTCCTTGAGCGGGCCCAGCAGGATCGTCGCCACGAGAGGACGGTAGATGTTACGCACCTGCTCCTCGGAATTCGCCGTCAACTGGATAAGCGGCGACGGATGCCGACGGCCTTTCGGCTCACCCGGATTGTACGGCCACTCCCAGCCGCACGGACAACCGTTGTCAGCGCAACGGTACACGTCGCCTTCTCGCGCCCAGCCATCGAAGATGGTGGGCCCGCAGCCCTCGGCGGCGGTGAAGAACGCCGTGCATGGCCCCTTGCCCCATTTCTGCGGTCCGACGGTCAGCGTCATGCGGTATTCGAATGCCTGGTTGAGCACCATCGGGTTGTCGACGGTGACTTCCTCGGGCGGCACATAGGGAGCGTCCTCGCGGATACGCCAACGGTTCGCCGCCAGCCAGTACTGCCAGTCGGACAGCACCACCGGACGGCCTCGCAACGGGCCGTCCGGCTGTCGGCAATGGCGTTCGATCCATGCGCACACCAGATGCCCCAACGTGGGGAAGTCGATGAGCCATGAATCCTCGTCAGCCATTGCCGCTCATCCGACGCTGGTACACATGCCTCGTCTCGTCCATGGGAGAGCGTTCGGCGGCTGATTCCTGATTCAGCTCCTTGGCCCTGCGGCGCGTGAACTCCGAATCGACTGGCTTCCGCTCGGCCTCGGCCTCGATTTTCCAGCCCAACGCCTGCAATCCGGCCACGCTCATGCCGACGCGGTCGGAGATGCGCAGCAGCACGGTCAACGCCGTGGGTGCCGGCACGCTCTCGCATGCGGTGGAAAGCCGCGCGTACAACGCCAGTTCGTGAATCATCCACTTGAACTGGGGCAGATGCCAGGCGCGTGCCTGAGGCAGCTTCCACAGCCACTTCCACTTCTCCGCCTCAAGTTTGCGGACGCGCTCGTCATCGGCTGGCTCCAAGGGCCATTCCGGCGGCTTCATCCGGCACTCGGTGTTCGGCAGGCTCTGCAATGTGTATCCGAGTCTCCGACTCTTCTCGCTGTTCGGGTCCTTGGCCGGCCCGGAGCGTACTCGTTTGCCTCCACTTGGCATGATGTTCACCTCTCGTCATGGCCTTGCGCCCTAGCGACAGATCGACGAGACCGCCCTCGCGGCGGCCCGCCAGCGATGTTTGAACCCTGCGCACCCGGCAGACAGCTCACCGGCGGTCCAAGCGGGGTGGTCGTCACCCCACCCCCCCCTGGGGGTGTTGCCGGCTGTTTTTTGTCGGGATGCACAGCGTGTTTGCTTATTGCCTGGTGTTGAAGCCTGCTGGTCTTGTTTTGCCGGTTTTTACATCGTGGCATTGTTTGCATAGGCCTCGTCCGAACTTCGGGTCGTTGGGGTTGAGTCGCATGTCGATGAGTTCGGTTCTTTCGTATGGGTAATGGTCTGCGATTGTGCTTGGATTGCCGCAGAGTCCGTGGTGTTTGCCGCAGCCTCCGCGTCCGGAGTCGCCGGGGCACATGCAGTATGGGTCTCGTGCAAGCACTTGCCTGCGGAATGATTGGTGCCCCTTGGTGCCGTAGGGGTTATGGCCTCGGGTACGGGTGCGGTCCCGTTGGGCTCGGGTGCAGGCGTCGCATTTGCGTGCCGGTGTCTCGATGAGGTTCGGGCATCCGGGGGTCGAGCAGACTCGCCAGCTCATGTGTGCCTCGCAGTCATTGTGTTTGTTGGCGTGTCTTGGTGTCCTCGGCTTGCATATCTATAGTTATTGTGTTACTATAGATATGTCAGCAGAAAGGAGGTACCGATGAATCCAAAGGATTGGTTCGATGTCATCAACGGCATCATCGCCAACGTCCTCGCCGCGATAGCCATAATCATCGCAATTAGACGGAGACCGAAGCACAAGAAGTAAAAAAGGTTCCGGCTAATCCTGCTAGCCGGAACCTCCCCACCAATCCTATCTCATCGGAAACACATCATGAGAACATCACTGATTTTCGGAATCGTGGCCCTGACGTTCGGGGCCATGGCCTTGGGCGGCGCGCTGTCCAACAGCCCGATAGTATCTGGCGGCTTCGGTCTCGCGGCCGGAATCATGGGCCTTGCGGCCGGAATCATCAACGGCAAGGAAGGCAACAATGACGACTGAATACCTCGGCGTCAAACAGGTCGCCGAACGCCTCGGCATCACCAGTGGCGGCCTGCTCAACCTAAAACTCCCTGAGCCCGACGCCACGATAGGACGCACGCGCGGCTGGTTGCCTGAGACCATCGATGGATGGAACGCCCAACGTCCGGGACGTGGTGTCGGCGGGGGACGGCCACGCAAGAACAAAGCATAGATATGCGAAAACCCAGCCACTTGAGCTGGGTTTTTCGACACTTCTGCCACTGCTTATTATGGCAACACTAAGCCATAACTGTCAAATCAGCGGGTCCGATGAGCAGCCGGTACACGTCGCAGTAGGCGTATCCATCCGCGTGACGGAAGATCTTGTCGCGTTGCCCCCACATGGTGATGGTCTTGCGACTGACCTTGATACCCGCGCCGGTGAAAGCCTTGGCGATGTCGGCGGCGGAGCCTCGCTTGGAGTCATCCCAGCACAATGTCTTGAGTCTGCGCAGTTTGACCGTCTGCGCTCGCTGCTCCCTCCCGCACACGGGACACGTGACCCACTGGTCTGCCTGTCCTGCGGTGAGCATGGTCCCGCACAGTTCGCAGGTGCCGATCTCCCTGCGCTGCTCGGGCGGATCCAACGCGAGGTCAACCTTGTGGGCGAGGTTGTTGATTATGTGCATGTAGAGGCAGGCGTCCGCGAAGGTGGCGAGCTTGGGGTGTCCGGCGCATGCGATGAGCGTGGCCTTCAAATCCTCGTTGCGTTTGTCTTTGCGCCAGTCCAAGGCGTCGATACCGTCGAGACAACGCCACAGTTCACGGGCCGTCGCGTCGAGCATGTCAATCAGGTCGAGCACGTCGAGCCTGATTGGAGTCGGGGGAGTGGCCGTCTGGATTCTGACGGGCGAATGCCCTCCCGGGTGCAGTGTCGCGTCCAATGAGTCGTGCAACGGCGTGACATCACGCGCCAAGCGCAGGAGCGTGCCGGCGAAGCGCAGCTCGCACGTCACGCACACTGAATACCCCTCTTCGGTCATCGTCCTACAGTTCTGACAGTCCATGCTGAGCCCCTTCCGGCTGGTCGGCTAGAATAATGCTTGGATCTCATCGCCCTGGCCGACCACGGTTGGGGCTTTCTCATATTTGAGCCGCGAATACGGCATGTTCCAGATGCGTTTGAACTCCTCGACCTCCCGTTTCGTAAGGTTGCTCCCTCCCCATGGCTTGCCCGGCGGGCGCTCCCTTTTCGGCGGCGTGAACGGTTTGACGCTCACCCGAGCCAAGCGGCATGTGTGGCCGGCGAGGTATTGGCCGTCCGGGCTGATGCCCGCGCTCCCGCTCACGCTGCGCAACAACGGGTGGCCGACCGAAGGCAGCCATGTAACGCGCGTCAACGGGCGGCCGAGGATTATCGCCACGGTCAGGTCGTCACCCTCCACAAGCCCGTAATCCCACGACTCCCACACGCTCTCCCGATCCTCGATGACGTACAGACCGCACCCCTCGCAGACAGTGACCACAAGAGGACTCGATTTCGGGACGAACGCGCGAAGCCACGAGGGTTTGCGCTCACTGGCCTTCTGTTCGCCTTTCATCGCATGACGCCCCCCGATTGCGGGTCGATGAGCTGGCAGCCCATGGCGTCGATGTGTTCGCCGGTCTTGGCTTCGATGCAGAGCCGTTTCACGTCCCCGGTGGTTTCGACCTGTTGGATGATGGTCTGTTCCGGCGTCGGGTTCACAGCGGCGGCGGTGAAGCCGATGACGGCCAACGCCATCCCGCCGATGATGATGCTGACGACAATGAAAGCGAGCCCGATGGTGGACTCGATGGACCACTTATCCCGTTTCAACACGAGCCCTCCTTCCCCGTGACGGGTGATGCCCTGCTCAGTCTTCAATCGATTCATGCTTCCTCCTTGAGCGTGGCGACATATGCGATGGCCTTGCGTTCACGCTTCGCATACTTCTCGCATTTACGCTTGAGACGTTTGAGGCTCATGGCGTACAGGGATTCTCTGAAGTCGCCGTCCTCGTAGATTTTGGCTCGATAATGGCCGCAGGTGCCTTCCGCGCTGATATGCGCGACCAAATGGTCTGTGAGCTGAATCTCGTTCATGCGTTTTCCTTTCGATATGGGTTTGGCGTGTATTCGGGCGGCTCCTCGCTGACAACGACCTTCATGCCTCCACCGCCTTGTATCCGCATTCGGTCAGAGACTGCTCGTTGACAATCACCGCAGAGCCTGTGTCGTATGGGTCGTCCGCGACGAACAGTCCTGCTCCCGGTAGCACGTCTACACCTAGATATATGCCAGACCGGGAGGTGGCAAGGCACGCCACCTCGTCTATGATGGTTAATTCAGCATTCTGGTTGTTTCGGTATGTTTGGCCCACCTCGATGCTCATGCTTCCACCGCCTTGGCTGGACGGAACGGGGCAAATTGAGTCGTTCTGCTGACACTCCATGCCTCTTCGAGATCATCCAACTGGCGGAGGGAAAAGCCATCAAAACACCAGACGACGTCATCCTTGTCCAACCACAGGCCTGGCTCGTCTGGCAGTCTCGGCTTCAACCGGAGAGCGTAGGCGAAGGCGCTATTACTGAGCCAAAAATCCGGAGCGTAGGAAAGATAAGCTCTGCACCGCTCAGAAACTCTGTTGGTGTCCACGCCGTCAATGAGATACTTATTCCCATCGTTGGCGACGAAAACATCCCCTTTACGCACGGCGTTGATGTCATCGATACGCTCACACTCGGGGTCATCCACCAGTTCGATTGACTTGATTGGGGTAGCCGGTTCTACGAGGCCATCATGACCTGAGCCGAAAACCCGGAAAAAAGAGTATGAGCCGAGATGGATGCATCTATCGTCGTTGAGGATGCCTTCCGCTACGGCCCCGGTCTCAAACGTGACCTTGACATGCAATCCGGCCAGCTCCTCGCCTGTCTTGCCTTCCCAGAATGGTTTCTCACTCATGGCTGTCCTCCTTCTTTTCGTTGTTTTCGATTGCGTCCAGCAGATCGCATTCGGCGAGCATGAGATGCGCCTGGGCGCGGGTCATTGATTTCAATGCCTGCGGGCCGTTGGCGGCCATCCAGCCAAGCGAACTCACCCTCGTCTCGAGCAGGTGGGTCTGCGTCGCGAGATCACGCAATCGACCATCAAGCAGCATGGTCATCGTTTTCCTCCTTGTTGAGTCGTGTTTCGATTTCGATGCACAGGTCGAGGGCCTCCTGCCAGCCGGCTTGGTAGCCGATGACGAACGCCTCGGCCGGACTGTCGTTGCCCAGCCCTGATGAGGCCAATGCGTCGAGCGCCTGTTGGGTGAGGTCAATCGGTTCGGCCATGAGTCGCCTTCCTGTGTTTGCGTTCCTGCCTCCACACATGGTGCAGGAGGAAGAACATTTCGATCGTGCTGATTGATTCCCAGAATCCGTCTCGCGGGTCGTAGCGCCACCATTGCCCACACGTCGGGCAACGGTAGTAGCATCCGGGCCCGTGCGGGTCGCATCGTTGGCTCATGATTCCTCCGCATCGCTCATGAGATGCAGGGCCCATCTGCCCAGAGTGTCCAATACGGGTTTCCGCACGGATTCGTCGTGCAGTATGCGGGGATGGCATCTGTACAGAGCGTTCTGCCCTTCGCTTTCGATGCTGCCGAGGGTGACGGTGGTGCCGTCTCCCTGGTCAAGCATGATTCTGATTTTCTTCATACTTTTCTCTCTTTCAGTGGGTGCAGTGTTGGCAGCAGGGTTGTGGGTGGCTGAGGCAGATCCGCCTGCTTAACCCGCAGTTCGCGCAGGGTTCTTTCCATATGGGTGAGTGGGTGCTTCCCATGGTGTTTTTTCCTTTCTATTGGGTGTTCGGCGTGTTGCTTGTGGTTTGAATGGTTTGGGAACCACTTGTGATGGTCTCGGATTGTGGCATCCAGTGGTTCCCTGTAGAATTGCGATTACAAATCGCAAATTCTTTTCACGGGAACCACATGTATGGTCTTGCGGGTGGTTCCGGGAACCACTGGGAACCACTGGGAACCACTTGTGTGGATGTTTTTGTCTCACATTTCGAACGTTTTCGCATTCGGTCATTTCCTTTCTCTGAAAACGTTGGAATTTCGGGCGGGAACCACTCGGGAACCACTCGGGGAACCACCTAGAAGTCATCGATTCCGAGATCGTTCGGTTCAGCCTCCCTTCGTGAGAGTTCGTTGGCCTCATCCTGTGTGAGCCTGTCCATGTACGAGTCCGAAGCGGGGTCGTCCACCTGCCGGTATGGACGGTTGGACGAGTAGATGATCGTGTTGTTGGCGCCGGAGCGTTTTGAAAGGTATTCCTCCTCGCAGAGGGTCGTGACCGATTCCTTGACGGTGCCGCGTCGCGCTCCGCTGCCGTCGTCTTTAAGCTCATGCATCAGCTGGTTGAAGCTGATTTCACCGCTGTCCTGGATGATCGTGCTGATTTTTTCCATGAGTCCGGTCGCCCGGAATCTTTTCGCCGACTCCGTGTCGCTGGGCATCATGTTAGGTCGGGCGATGGTGACGTGCATGAGTTTCGGGTCCGTGCTGTTGATTTCGATGCGTGCTGCTTCGCGCAGGTGGCTGCCGTTGCTGCTCCAGTTGACGGCGCAATGCTCCTCGATCTCGCTGATACGGTCCTTGCCGCTTTTGATGACGATGGTGCCGCGCACGCCTTTGCCGACGGGTTTGGTCATGTCCACCGAGTAGCTGATGCCGTCGATGAGGGCGAGTTTCTGCATCGAGCCGCCGGCGTAGCGGCCCCGGTTGTCCTTGCTTTTAACGACGTGGTCGATGAGTACGACTGCTGGCCCGCAGGCCGAGATGAGCCGGGGCATGGTGTTGTACCAGGCGGCGATGTCATCACCCGAGTTGCTGTCGAGGCCCGCGTAGGCGAGGCAGCTGGTGACGCCGTCGATGATGGCGAGCATGGCGGTGTCCGCGTAGTCGAGGGTTTCGTGCCAGCCGCCGAGGCTGGTGGGACTGGATGGTTTGGCCGATGGGCGCACGTAGTGGAGATGCGTCACGATGGCTTCGCCGGTCACGCCGAGCAGCAGGAGACGTTTGACGACGTTGCGCGCCGAATCCTCATAATCGATGTAGATCACGTCATGTCCTTGCTTGAGTTCCTGTGCGGCGGCGATCTGGGCTATCATGCTTTTGCCGCAGCCGGGTTCGCCGTGCAAATCGTTGACCGCGCCCCTATAGAAGAGTCCTTGCCCGTCCTCGCGTTGGAACACGGTGGGCGTTGGCGGTAGTTCGATGCCGGAAGCGAGCTGGGTGAGGTCTTCGAACTGCCAGCTGGAGGAGGCGTTTTTACTTGCCTCGTGACTTTCCATTGAACCGTTTTGAACCGATGCGACGGGTGTTGAACCGGCTTGAACCGGCATTGTTCCAGTGTTTTGAACTGCTTCCGGGTAACTTTCCTCCATTTGACTCGCAGCCGCGTTTTGGGTGAGTTCGTTGAACTCGCCGGGCGTCATGCGTTCGATTTTCGACTGCTCGCACGGATCCGCATGCGATTGCACGCCGTTGACCTTCTCCATCGCGCCACTGAGAATGCTGGCCCATTCGCGTGCCGCCTCGCGCTCCTTGCCCTGACGGTCGGGCGCTATCTCGGCGATGAAGCGTGGTTTCAATTGGCTGATGGCGTCGAGCGCGCCGCGATGGCCCTCCTGCGCGAAGTTCACCAAGGCCCAGACTGCCTGCAGCGTGGTGTCATGCCTTGAGCCTTTGGAAGCGGGGTTGGCGAGCGTCTTGTTGAGGAACGTGTTGACGGCCTTGCACATGCGGTCGTCGTATCCCCTCGGATTCGACGGGGTTAAAGTGTTCGAATTCGAACACTTTAATTCCTTCGGGTTCGACGTGTTGTCGGGCTTGCGCAGGTAGTCCACCCACTTCCACGGCAATGTTGCCAAATCCGAGATGCGGGGGAGCTTGCTGGTGGTCGAGCCATTGGGCGTGTACCAGCAGTACATTTCGCCGCTCGGGTGGATCGACGGCCAGACCACGGAATACCGGTGGCCGGGTTGCAGGATGTCCACTCCCTCGATGGCTCCGCCCTTCCACGCCAATCCCTCGGGCACCTTGTAGAACAGGTGGCGTGCCGGGCTGTCGATGCCGTGCGCCGTGCTGCTCCACGTGGCCGGCAACGCGCCCAGCTCCTGCGAGAGCTCGCTGATGCCTTTCGAACCGTCGGCCTTGACCTGATGGCCTTGTGCGGCGTCGATGTCCAACACGAGTACGCCTTCGGGGATGACGATTCCCGTGTTCGCGTTCGGGGTTGCCTGCGACCAGAACCGTACTTGTTCGTCGGTGACGGGTTTGCGGCTGCGTCCCGTGAAACCGCTGGGCGGCGGGGTCTTGTGACCCTCGGGCAGGGGGATGACCTGCATCCAGCCGGCCGCACGGTACAGGGGTGCGGCTGCCGCGTATCCGTAGATGTCGGTCATCCTTGAAACTCCCTTGACGTGATGTGAAAATGTGGTTGGTGCCGTGCACGCCTTTGCATTCGTGCGGGCCGCTTGGATACGGCTACGGCGGTCGGGACTGGTATCAGTCCTTGTCGGAGTCCTTGCTCTTGTGCCAGCCCAGGAGCACGAGCCTCACGCTCATGAGCTGCAGGCTTTCCGAGTCGACGTCACGGAAACCGACCTGAGCGGAGGCGAGGGAATCCATGTCCTGCATCAGTTCGATCCACTGGTTCTGCAGGTGTTTCAGCAGGTCGTCCACTAGAACTCACCTGTTTCCGGCATCTGTTCGGAGCCGCCGTGGTATTGGGGTTGCGCCTGGTCGGTGACGGCGGTGACCGCTTCGACCGGCACACCCAACAGGGCGGCGATCTCCTGCGGGCTCTTACCCAGGGCCCGCAGCTGGTTGACCTTCATCGGATCGGCCTTCGGCTGCTGTGGTTGGCCGAACTGTACCGGCTGAGCGGATTGCTGCGCCTGCGTCGGCGGGTTCCATGGGTCGACCGGAGCTGGCGCATATCCCTGATTCGGGGCCTGCATGGGCTGCTGTGGCGCGTACTGCTGCGGGGGCCACTGGGGCTGCTGCATGCCGGACTGCTGGGGCTGGTTCATGGCGAGATCGGCCGGCGACTGGTGTTCGATCACGTACTCGAACAGTTTCGGCGCGTTCATGCCGGGCTTCGCCTCGCCGAAACCGGTGAACGTGGCCGTGAAACGGTCGCCAGGCCGCACTTCTGCGGCCTTCCTCAGCCCGGCGTTGTGCAACGCCTGAAGCCATGCGCGCCGCTGGAGGCCGAAGCCCTTGATGTGCACGGTGCGCCGGCCGTCATCGTCCTCCACCATCGGATCGGTGACGCCGGTGTTGATGGTGACGAGCACCTGCATCTGCGGCTGTCCGTCATCGAAGAACTTCGGCTGGCGGGACTTGAAATCGCGGATCTGGTTGGCGGTCACGTTCTCGATGATTCCGCTGATCGATGTGCCGGGCTGTTCGAACTTCGCGCCCTTGCTGCTCTGCGATTCGATGCTGGCAAGCATCTGCTCCGGGGTCATGGACACGGCCGGGCGTGCCGGCGGCTGACCATACCCCTGCTGATACCCCTGTTGGGGGTAACCCTGCTGAGGGTAGCTGCCGTACTGTTGTGGATTTCCGAACATGATTGTTTTCCTTTCGTTATTCGGCGAACTGGTATTCGGATTCGATTAGGGGGATGAGTTGAAGCCACTTGTCGGGCACGTCCGGCCATGGCTTAGCGTCGAACTCGGGGAGCGCGCTCATGTCGGGCCAGACCCGGCCCTTGCAGGAGAAGCACTTGTCGGGTCCGGCCGCCGGCAACTGTTTGATCCAGCTGTCGCGCACGTCGGGGCCTTCCGCCTGCTCCACGCAGTCCATGAGGTTGACGAGCAGTTGGGCGCGGCTCAACGCCCACTTGCCGGGCTCCGGGTCGAACCTCGTCTCCCAGGGCAATGCGTCGCCGAGACTGGTCTTGTTGCGGGGCAGGAAGTTGATGCAGTTGCGTTCCACCCGTTCGCCCTCGTTCTGCAGGCCCATGCCGTAGAGCGAGGCCTGCACCCGGTACTGCTGCGAGGGGCCGTGGGCTTTGACCTTGGTGACGGTCGTGTTGCCGACTATCTTCCAGTCGATGGTGCTGCGGGTCTTGCGGTCCCACAGGTCGATGCTGCCGGTCACGTCGTAGCCGCCATGCAAACCCTGCAACCGGCCTACGGTGACCCGGTATTCGCTGCGCCACCGTTCCACGAGTTCGGTCACGTTGTCCTCGCCCGTATAGGGGAATTGGAACGCCGGCTCCCCGTTCAGTTCGCGGAACATGGTTTCGAAATGCGCGTGCACGCATGTGCCGATGAACGGCAGCCAGCCCGGGGAGCGTCGCTCCGGCCAGCCCGCCAGTTTGGCGGCGAGGCAGTGCACGCAGTCCGTGCCCAGTTCGCTGGGGCCTATCTCACGCTGCAGTTCGCGTGGCGCGTTCTGGATGTCGTTCTCGATGAGCTGGCGAATCTCCGGCCACAACCGGGGTTCCTCCACCGTATCCACCTTGGTTTTCGGAGTTGCGGGCGGCTTGTCCATAAGGGGCGCCGTTTCGTCCATGGGCGGTATGTCCACGGGTATCGCATCACCCTGCTGTTGGGCTTGTGCGACGGCGAGAATGGCCTCATTCATGCTCACGGGTTTTCACCTCCTTCAAAAAATCGTTGATCTGTTTCCTGATGTCCGCGAGTGCGGTCTGGCTGAGCCGGGTGATGGCCACCGCCTCGTCCGAGTTGTCGAAGCGCAGCGTGTAGGTGCGGTTGCCGTCCTTCGAGATGGTTACCGGTACGCTGCCGAAGGTCATCGAATGCACGGGAAAATCGGCCTTGCCCTGCGCCTCCAATTCGCGCGTCGCCTTGTGGATGCGTCTGGCGACGGTGAGGCCCAACTCGTCGAGCCGCTCGGAACGTATGACGTACAGGTCGTTGGTCAGCTCGTTGCCGTTCTCATCGTGCAGGTCGTAGTCGGCGATGGCGCTTTCCACGATCTGGGCGATGCCCAGGCTGGACAGTTCCGCGCTCATGAGACCACCACCGTCGGCTTGCCGCTCATCGCGTAATCGGCCACCGCGTCCGCCGACAGCAGCCTCTCCAACTGGCTGAGCGGGCGCGGCCGCAACTGGTAGGCCCCCGGATACTTGGTGGCCGGATAGGCTTTTTCGAACGTGCCGGCGTTGATGCGGCGCGCGCCCGGCTTCACCTGCACTTTCAGGTTTCCGGCCTGGTAGGTGCCGGCCGGATGCGAGTCGAGGATACGGGCCTTCAATTCGTCGACCTCCTCCTGACGGGACGCGATTTCGGCCTGCAGTTCCACGATGCGAGCCGCCTGCGCGGCGAACAATCCTTGGAGCAGCTCCTCGTCCGGGTTCGCGGCCTCCGTGGTTTCGATGGTTGACGTGTCATTCGCAGTCATTTTGACGTGCCTTTCACGATGATCTGGGCGTGGGTGGGATACCATGCCGTCTGATGTTTGGTTTGGTTCGTGTGCCGGTTGCAGCAGGTGACCGCCTCGTCCAGTCCGGTGGGCTTGCCGAGTGGCCCGCATGTCCTGCAACGCGGCATCCAAAGACGCCGGTCAGGCATCCTGCGAGTCCTTGCAGGTAAGGCGCAGTCCGGCGATGACATCCGCCGAAGCGTCCGGGTTGCGCAGCAGCTTCGATATGGCCGCACCCTCCTTGACGGTCAGTTGGGCGATGGCGATGACCGAACTGACCGCCGTATACTGCTCGTGGGTGAGCATGATCTTGTCGGACAGCAACAATTTGATCGCCTCGTCGATGAACGTGCTGGCCGCGTTCGTGATGCCGTTCGCCGTCGGCACCAAAGCCGCCAGTTCGAAACTCAGATCCTCGTCCGACACCAGCGCCTGCTGCACCATACGCGGCCCGTTGATAGGCTTGCTCATGATTAGTCTCCTTGCTTGTTCGGCTCCCATTCCGGGAGCGGCTTGATACGGATATAGAGATGCGGCTCGTACTCATGCCCGCAGCACGTGTACGGATCGCCGCTCTTGCGTTTCCGGTATTTGCCTTTGGCCCCGTACACCCATAGGTCGGGCATGCGCTTGGTGGCATGGGATTCGACGACCTGCGCGTCATCCACGTAGGCGACGCCGTTCAGGGAGTCCAAAACCAGCTTCAATAGGTTGTCGAGATCCGGGCGGCCGCGATGGCTCATCCAGAATTCGGCCTCCAACCTGACCGGGCACTGGTATGGTTTCGCCTGCGGGTATTTCAATCGGAATTCGGTGAACAACCGTTCCTCGGCGCGGACGGTGCGTTTCGGGGTGATGGCGTGCCCGTTGTAGACGCGGGGACGGCCTTTCGGCACCGGGTCGCCCGGCAGGCAGATCGTGAACTCACTTGGCTGTTCCATCGTCACCCCACTTCAACAGGATTCCCACGGACAGGAGCGGCAGGATGACCGCCAATGCGAGCGAGCCGGTTATCATCCACTGCGGCGTACCCACCGGGCTGGGGATGCGGCTGTGCGTGCCGGCGAAACCGACCAGCCAACCCTCGCAGAACGTGAGAGCCAGCAGTACGGCCGATTTCTGCCCGTCCGTGAACCGTGGCTTGGGACGACGCATGCGTTTCCTTCTGCGCAATGCCTCGATGCTCATTTCACGGCCCTCGATTTCGACTTCTCCATGGTCACGATGCCGGCCAGATCCACCACGTCGGATTCGACCTGCAACACCTTGCGCATGATCTTCAGGTCGCCCTGCATGTAGGCGTCATAGCCGATCTGATGCGCCACGTCGAACAGGTCGCCCAGCATGTCCGCATACCGCTGCCACTTGTCCGCCTCGGACTGGGGTTCGGGCTTGCGGGTCTCCCCGTCCAAATCCTTCTCCAATTCGACCTCCGTATCGTTCAGGAGCTGCTCCATGAGCTCCTTCAGCGACATGTCCTCCGGAACCTCGACGCCGATGGCGTGGATGCCGCTAACCTTGTTGTTTGACATCACTGATTTCCTTTCTGAATTTGGTTGGTGATGTTGGTGCCGGCGCAGAACCTTGGACAGTGCAACGCCGACACCCTTTTCTTTTCTCCCGGTTTCGAGACCGGGAAATTCTTATTTGTCCGCCCCGTACAGGTATTCGGCCCGTGTGCGCTGGTTGGCGCTGTCGTAGCGTGCGACCTCCTCGGGCCGCCAGCCGCGCACACGCCCGGAAGGCCCCAATACGGGCGTCGGAGCCTCGCCCTTCCACACGCGCTGGTACATCGTGCGCCGGCTGACCCCGTAATGCTCGGCCAACGCCTCATAGGTGAGCAGTCCCTGCATCATCACGCACCCGCCTCCAAGTCAAGGGGAAGGGGGTAGCGATTCGCGACACCCTTGCAATGCTTTGCGATTGCGTCACGGGTGTTGCTGTATCCGAGTGCGGTGGCGACGTGCTTCGCGCAGAACAGCACCGTCCCGTTCTCCGCGGTCACCGTGGTGACCGGGTTGCCCCGAAACTTGAAGGGCTGTACATTGGATTCAGTCATTTGAACCTGCTTTCAATTGATTCGCCGCCGCTCCAATCGGCGGCATTTTTTGTGGCTAGAATCTGAGCCATGTGGAAATGGCTGGCGGACAACTGGATGGGATTGACGGCGTTGCTGCTGTCCTTCGACGCGGAACGACGCCTGTACCTCTCGACCGATTGGGGAGTGGAGAAGACGGATGGGGACGGGTGGATACTGCGCAACAACGGGTGGCTCACCGAACGAGACATTCGGGTGACGCCGACGGGCGGCGCTATCGTCGAATACCGTGGAGCCTCCAAGTTCAAGCGCCATGAGTCCGGCACCGTCATCGTCGCGATGGTCGAGACCTCGAAATCGAGAGACATCCGCGTATCCTCGCGAAGAATCCTGTTCCGGCATTCCCGGATCCTGTCCCTATAGACCCCGGCCCGACATCCACGGGCTCGAGCCCACGAAGGCAGAAGCCGACGTCTTCTTTGTCGCAGACGACGAGTCCCGTGTATTCGACCCAGCATTTGCCGTCATCGAACACGCGAACCGTCATCGGGTGGCCGTCCAACCATCTGACACGATCCATGTCGATGCCGAGAATGCGAATCAGCGCACGGGCCCTCTCACGTTCCGGGCCACCAAGCCGGTAAACCACGACCATCACGCCACCGCCTTCGCGTTGTGCATTTTGGCCGCAAATCGTGCCGAGTTGATGATGTCGCCGGCGGTGATGCCGAGGGCTGTGGCGATGGCATCGAGGTCATCGGTGGAAAAGGCCTTAAGGAACAAGAATCGGTCGTAGAAGAATTTGCGGTCGCGCCCAGTTCGGCGGGCTAGTTCTGGGGTGGGCACGCCCAAGCGCGCCGCCTCGGCCTTTACTGCCCTAATCAGTTCTATCGATGTTGCGGAAAGCTGTGTGTTCGTCTGCATGTTTTATAAAGTACCGTATCCGGTACGTACTGTCAACCCAAAACGGTACGAATTTTGCAAACGTACCGGAAAACGGTACAATCTTTCACGTGAGCAAATATGAATCACTCTTCACGCAAAGAGTCATAGAGGTTATCGAAAATCGACGTCGTGACCGCAACATGACGATAGACGACCTTTGTGCGGCTACCGGTATCGGACGTAACAGTTACTACAACAAGATTCGTGGTGATCGCTGTTTTAACACCGAAGAGATTGACGCCATCGCGAGAGTGCTTGACTGCGATCCATTCCTCATCCTTGAAGAGGCGTCTGCAAAAGCTCAGATTGAATCCGATGCTCAGCTTGCAAAGAAAGCGTTTGCTCGTATGCAAACACTGGTGGCCAAGCCGGGCGACACCAAGGCCGAACAGGAAGCATACGAGGAGCTGCCGTGACGACAGACCTAGAACAGGAAGCCAGATGGTACGCGGAAAGAGTCATCATCACCCCGATGCAAACTGGATACCAAGGACTCTACGACGCGAACACCGAGACCATCTACATAGCGGACGACCTCACCCCAACCCAATACCGGTGCGTACTGGCCCACGAAATCAGCCACGCAAAACACCGCGACAGGGGAGGCCACGCCGACCGCTACACGGAACAACGAGCGGATATAGAAGCCGCCCGAATGCTTATAAGCCAAGTGGAATACCAGACCGCCGAAAACATCTACGACGGAGACGAAACCCTCATGGCAAAAGAGATGAACGTAATGCCTTGGATAATCCGGGCATACAAGCAATGGCTGCACGACAACGTGGCCGCGTAAGGAGACGCAATGGGCTGGATACTGTTCTTTTCCATAGGAATTCCACTGCTTTGCCTACCGGCGTGCGTACTTATCGAAATGACAAAACCCAAAGAGGAAAGATGGGGGCAGTCTCAGCCAAATCAAGCAGTGAAGGGCTCCGTTTCGGGATCGATGAAGAATCTGCCGAGCCGACCTTCTGCATTCGTCGGGTTGGAAACCACTCAACATCCTGCCGACCCTCGAACCTTGAAACCAGTCCAAGGATTGACTGAATACGTACCTATATACAGTCAGGCATTCCTACCCGCCGAACACCAACTTGACCTTGTGACCATGGACAGTGGGGGAAACACGAACCTGCAGCTCAGCTTATACAATGGCCAACTGGTCCTTGAAGCGCCGAATGGTTTACTGCCGAATAGGTCCAGTGGACAGGTTTATAGGCTTGGCATCTATACCGGCTCTATGCGAGGGTATACGCACTACGAGAAGGCTGTATTAAATGCGGATACGCGCCCCTTGGCGAAGGCCGAACTGGTTAGGGAACCCGGCAATGAGTATGACAAGAATGCAGTAGCCATTCACGCGCCGGGTGCCGGCTGTGTGGGTTACGTCAACAAGCAGAACGCCGCCCGGCTATCAAAGCGCCTTGATGCAGGAGAAAAATACATGGCGATATTCACAAGCGGCTGCAATCGCGGCGGCGATTCTGTGCCCGTCTCGGTGTTAATTGCACCAACGACAACCATGATGTCGATATTCCGTAACAGCGGAATACCTTTACCAAGTAACGAGATAACACAATAAAAAATTGCCCTATCGGTCTTGCACACCGATAGGGCGGTTGAAGATCCAGCTAGTTCAAGAAAGGAGGAACTTCGCCTACCTATCCTAATCGATAGGCAAGGCGAAGCATACCCGAAAATGGCAAACGTCGTTAAATACAGGACCGCCAAGGGCGAAACCCGCTACCGTGTGAGGTACCGGAAGCCGGACGGCACGCAGACCGACAAGCGCGGATTCAGGCGCAAGATAGACGCGGAGAACTGGGCCGCCGAACACGTCACCATCGCCAAGGCCACCAACAGCTACATAGACCCGCAGGGCGGAAGAGTCAAGGTCGAAGCCCTATGGCCGGCGTGGATAGCGGCCAAGCGGACGCGCTGCAAGAAAAGCTATACGAACACGCTCGAACAGGAATGGCGGGTAAGGGTCGAACCGAAATGGGGGAGCCGCGAGCTCTCGTCAATATCCAACTCCGAAGTGCAGGAATGGGTCGCCGCGATGAGCACGGCGGGACTGAGCGCCAGCGTCATACTGCGAGCCGAAGCCCTCCTGTCCGGCCTGTGCAGACAGGCCGTGAAAGACCGGCTCATCGGAGCCGACCCATGCGACGATTTGGAGCTGCCGAAAAAGAAACGCAAGGAGCACCGGTATCTGAGCATGACGGAGCTCATACGGCTGGCGGAGACCTCCGGCTGGCGCAGGCCCATCGTGCTGGTCCTCGGTCTGACCGGCATGAGATGGGGCGAACTCGTGGGACTGCGCGTCAAGGACGTGAATCTGGAACGCCGCCGCCTGTGGATACGACGCAATGTCGTGGAGGTCGATGGGGAGCTTGTCGTCAACACCCCGAAGTCCGACAAATGGCGTCAGGTCGTCTATCCGGCCATATTGGACGATGACATGCGCAGCCTGGTCGATGGCAGGAAGCCGGACGATATTCTCTTCGAACAGCCGGGCAGCGGTTTCCTGCGCCGCACGCACGGGCCGAAGAGCAGCAGCTCATGGTTCTACTGGGCGAAAAAACATGCCGATATCGATAATGAGCTTACGGTGCATGACCTGAGGCACACCGCCGCCTCGCTGATGGTCAGGGCGGGCGCGAACGTCAAGGCCGTCCAGAGACAGCTGGGGCACGCGAGCGCCGCCATGACGTTGGACGTGTACGCCGACCTGTTTGACGATGATCTGGACGCGGTGGGCGAGGCCGTGAACGCGATGCTGCTGGAGAATGTGGGCAAAATGTGGGCAAAAGAAACATCCGAGGCTGCGTAATTCAAGCGGGAGTAGGACTCTCGGGTTTGATGCAATAGGGTTCAAGCCCCTGCGGCCCCACTCTTTTAAAATCGTTGAGAATGGCCGCTTTGCCTTACGTGAGTAGGGCTGAGCGGCTTTTCTGTTTTATCCGGTTTTATCCTCGTTTATCCGGTTTTATCTGGATAATGTGGGCAAAATGTGGGCAAAAATCGAGCGCCGTCACGGTGGGGTGGCGGTGCTCGGGGTCCTCCGGGTGCCGGAAAAAAGTGGGGCTGGTTTGGTTTGTCGCGACACGCCATCTCATGTTATAGCTTGCAACTCGATGTTACATCCTGTAACCTGTAGTTACAGGCAAAAACATGAGGAGGATATGATGGACATCACGATAACCACCGCCGCGCGACGCATAGCACGCGAGACCAACGGGACAGCGAAAAACGTCTCGAACTTTTTCGACCTCGAAGGCAACGCGTTCGCGAGCCTGCCCGCGGACTGCAATTGGACGACCGGCATACCGGAGGGCGCGGTGCTGCGCCTGAACGGAGGGCATATCAGCCAGCACAACGCCGCGGTACTGCTCGAGGCGGTACGCCTCTACGGGCCGTTCCCCGAACGCAACCCACTGGCATGTGGGTTCATCGACGGCAACTGGCGGGAACGCTGACCATGGACGATCGGGGTTTCCAACGGCTCGCCCGCCTGCATGTCCGGAACCTGCTGGAGGGCGGACGCCAACGGGCCAACGGGATTCGCCCAAGGGGGCTCGTCCGCGAGGACAAGAGCGAACGTCATGCCATAGGCCTGCTGCGCCGGCTGTCCCATAACCCGCTGCCGTGCACGCTCGACCCGCTCATTCTCGAATGGGTCGAGTGGGGCCAGGCGCAGCCAATGCCCGAACCCTACGGGACGGCGGCATGGCAGACCATGTGCCTGCTGGCCAACCACGCGCAATCCCCCCGCGACGCCTCCCTCCTGATCATGGCAATCGACTCGCGCACCACGTTCGCCGAGGCGATGCGCGAATATAGACGGCTCTTGCACCCCAACGAACGATTGGCGGACTCGCGGATGACGGCCACATGCCGCAGCCTGCTCAACGACCCGGACGGCGCGGGATACCAGAAGCTCCTGCACTGCGTGAGACTCCTGCACGCCCGACATCTGGGATTCGACTACACGCGCATGGCCGGAGACCTGGCCCGCCTCCACCAAGGCAGAATCGAGGAGGCAACCGTGATGACCCAATGGATGCGCGACTACCAGACGGAACGACAGGACGAAACCGACGAAACCAAGGAGAACCATTGAGCGACCTCAACGACACCATCGACCGGCTCCTCGACAACTGGGAGCTGCACAACAAACTCGCCGAACAGACCCGGCAGGCCGACATGGAACGCGAACGGCTCGTCAGGACCGCGTTCGAGCAGGGCGCGGACTACAGTCGGCTCACGATCTCCACCGGACTGACCCGCACCACGCTGTGGCGTATGCGCAAACGGTTCGACAGCGAACCCGTGGACGCCGGATGGGACATCGCATCGGACCGGGAGACGCGCGTCAACACTCCGTCCGAATTCGTGGAGGATACGATACGGGAGCTCCTCAGGGAACGGTTCGACTCTCTGGCCGATGATTCCGACGATGGCGATGTGGCGGTGGAATGGTGGGATGACCCGCATCTGAACGCCGCGCAACGCGCGTTGCGCGATGACGTGGCCCGGCTCGCGTTGCGAGCCCAGACCACCAAGTCGGATACCGTGGTCGACCCGGCGCTCGGCATCCGCATGACGCGCTCAGGCAGGAGGGACTAGACCGCTCCCCGTAGAACGCAGAAACCGGCCCCGTCCGGCCGCAGTCCCAGCTCTGTTGAGCTGTCTGCGATGCCGGGCGGGGCCGAACTATGTGTGGTTACGCGGCGAGGCGTTGTTTGATGGCGCTGACGCCGATGAGCGTGCCGGCGAGGATGCCGAGCGCGTTGAGTGTGATAACGATGGCGTCCACGTGAGGCCAGTCCCATGCGGGGCCGACCGTGCCCACGAACACGGCGAGTGCGGGCAGGACGATGAGGCCGAGCCATTTGAGGATGTCGTAGACGCGGCTGGGGATGAGCCAGTCGGGCGCGGTGTCGGTGGACGCCGGCGTTTCGGTGTTGTTGTCGGTCATGTTTTGCTCCGATCAAAAAATGGGGTGATGCCGCCATCGGGAGTGGTGGCGGCATCGGTTGGTTTAGCGGCAGGTCACCACGTCACCGGGGTAGTAGACGTTGATGTTGCCGGAGGGGACGGTGCAGCGGCTGACGTTGTAGCCGTGGGAGGTGGCGAACTCCCACACGGTGTCGCCCCATTGGAGGGTCTTGGAGACCCCGTTGGACGGCGCTGTGGTGGTGCCGCCGTAGGTTACGACGTCGCCCACGTAGTAGCGGTTGATGTCACCGCTCGGCGTATGCCATGAGGACAGGGGCCATGCGTTGTAGGCGACGGCGAGTCCCCAGATGGTTTCGCTCCATTGCATGGTGTGGGTGATGCCGCCCGTGTTGGTGTTGGTCTGGGGTTTGCTCGGCTGCACGGGCGCGGGTGTGGCCGGCTGGGATGGGGCCGTGGAGTCTCCGGTGGGGTTGGCGTAGAGGTCCCACTGCCATGCCTCGCCGCGGAACAGGTTGAGGTCGATGGGACTCCACGTGTTGACCACGCCGGTACCCGAGTACTGGCGCATGGCCTCGCCGTATGCGCCCAGCATCCACGGGGATGCCTGATAGCCGGTCGGGCTCATGTTCGCATACTGGGCGATCCACAGGCCGTACCGGTTGCGGATGTCCTGCGGGATGGTGCCGGCGACCGGGCCGGTATACAGCAACGGACGCACGCCACCGGAAAGACGTTCGCATTCCGTCATGAAGCGGCGTACCCAGTCCCAGTTGCCCCATGCGGGGTTGTCGTCCATCTCCCAGTCGAGCGCCACGATGCCGTGACGCCAATAGTTCGACGTGTTCGTGTAGAAGAACCGGGCTTCGGCCTCCGGGTTGCCGCCCATCGCGTAATGGTACAAACCGAATTTCTTGCCGCTGGCCTGTGCCTGGGCGATCATGCGGTTGGCGTCGGTGTTGACGCCGGACACGAGACAGTTGTTGTACACCTGTCCCGTGCCCCATGTGGTGCCGACGATCACGAAGTCGGCCTGCATGTTGTACACGTCCGCGCCGCACTGCCAGTTGGACATGTCCACGCCCTGCATGTCCGCGTGCGCGGTCGCCGGGAGCAGCATCACGCACATGGCGGCGGCCAGCGCCGTGGCCTTGGCGAGCAGACGCTTCCACCATGGCTTGTCCTTGTTGTTGACCATATGTCCCCTTTCTCTGGGATGGATTGTTGTTTGTGGCCCACGGTCGTGGGTCAGGATTATCGGGGCGGTATATGGAAAAGCCCCACGCCATACCGTGTGGGGCTAGAATCAGGTCATTGTTTACTCCTCCTTATTGGATTCGATGATTGTTTCCGGGGCCACGTCCGGACGAAGCTCGTCCGGCAACGAAGGTTTCGGATGACGTTTCAAAAACTTGGGTTCTGTGACTTCGCAGAACGATTGAAGCCAATGGGACAGGCCGCGCACATAGGCCACGGCCTTGAAATACTTGCGCTGCACCTCCTCCAAATGCCGGATCTGATTCTCCTGATAGGCGACCTGCTCACGCAAAGGGTCGATGATGCTGCCCGTGAGAATCTTCACGGCCTTGTCGGCCGCGTCGGCGGTGATGCCGTCGATGTCGGCCTCGGTTTTCCTGCGGTTGCTCCACGCTCCCACAAGACCGCCAAGCCCACCGCCACCAATGAGCGCAAGGATGACAGCGCTCCAGAATTCCATGGAGCCTAATAACTGTTGGAATGGGGGCATCCCGTTCCCTTCTCTTCTTTTTTGGGAAAATCCACACGTTTCACCCGTTTGGACAGGCCAGACGGCGTGTGGGTTTTCGGAGGTCGAAAATGCTGTTACGAGAGTTTTGGAACGACCGGTTTTGGCCGTATTGCACGCGGAATCTGCGTGAGAGCACGTGCGTGGGGTACGAGTCCGCGTGGCGGCTGCATGTCATGCCATGCTTCGGGGGCATGGATATGGGCGCGATAAGCGTGGAGCTTGTGGACAAGTGGCTTGCTGGCTTCGATTCGGCGGGTGCCGCACGCAAGGCATGGGCCGTACTACGCGCGATACTGCGCCGGGCTATCCGTTGGAACCTGTTGGACGTGGACATCACGAGACGTGACATCCAGCTGCCGGCCAAAACTCATTACGAGCCGACCATATTAAGCATCCGCCAGCAACGCGCACTGTTGCAGGGCTTCTACGATCACCCTTTGGAGGCGTGGATTATCTGCGCCGCCTCATGCGGGCTGCGCACCGAAGAAGGCTACGGGCTCGAATGGGGCGACATCGATTTGCGCGCCGGCATCCTGCACGTGGAGCGTGGCCTGCAATGGGTCAGCGGACATGAGGTCACAGTGCCGCCGAAAACCGAACTGTCCCGCCGCACGCTGCCGTTGCCGCGCTTCGCAATCAGACGGCTGCGCGAACTCAAACCACGCGAGGGAGGCCGTCTCATCGGCCCCCTCACCCCGCCGCAAGCCGCACGCCAATACGCGAGCTGGTGCAAACGGCATGATCTGCCGCATGTGCCCGCACGCAACCTGCGCCACTCATGGGCCACGAACACGCTGGCCGCCGGAGCTGACATCGCCATCGTGAGCAAAATGCTCGGCCACAGCGACATCAAAACCACCGCATTCTGCCCGAGGGTTGGAGGCCTCCAACCGAACTCAACTTCTCCTACGGGGGTCGTGACGGCGACAACCAGAAAGCCATCATCGTCCAGACAAACGGTGCATTGCGTTACATCAATCAGGGCGGCGAGCAGGGTACTTCGGCATTCGGTCTGGCAATCTCCTACGGCATCTAGTCAGGCCGGCACGACCGGCGCGATTAGACACCCGCGATGCCATGCTCCCGCACCGATGTTGAGCGAGCCGGGGGTCATGTACAGGATTTCCCCTGCGGTCGTTGCCACGAACTGGTTCGCGCCCAAGTCCTGGTAACCTATGTTTTCCGCGCACGGCGTGTGGACGGCGTCTCCGATCACCTTCCATCCGATCATGCGAGCCAACGTGATGCCCCTCCATGATTGCGTGTTGAACGCGCCCTTGTTGACCCATACGATGCTGATGACCGCGATAGCCGGGCTGCCCGGCAGTATCGCGCCCGACAGGTGCATCTCGTCATTGGCGCTCGAGGTGCCGGAACGGTCGAAGCGGATGCGCTGGGTTAGGGAATCCCACACGTCCTCTAGGGGGTGGAGGACATTGACCAGCGTGTCAATCGATGTGATGGTGATCCCGTCGGGGTGGCCGCGGCAGAGTGGCAGGGCGGAGAGGATGGCCCCGCCGATGATGCTGCCGGTCTC